TGCAGTTGCTAATAACTCAAGTAATATAAATGCTGCTGTAAGTAATGCCTCAAACATTAATGCAGCTGTATCTAACGCATCAAACATTAATAGTGCGGTATCAAACGCTACTAACATTAATACTGTTGCTGGAAACATATCAGATGTAAACAACTTTGCAGATCAATACCAAATAGCAAACTCTAACCCAACAACAGATGGTAGTGGTAACGCACTAGCTGCTGGAGACTTGTACTTCAACACATCTGCAAACGAGCTAAGAGTGTATAATGGTAGTCAATGGCAAGGTGGTGTAACAGCTACTGGTTCTTTGTCTCAATTATCAGGTAACGTGTTTACTGGAGACAACAGATACAACAATAATATCAAAGCTAAATTTGGTAATAACTCAGATTTACAGATATTCTTTGATACTTCAGACTCTATTATAAACGCATCTGGTGCAGGTAATCTTAAGTTACAAGATCAAGGTAACACAAAACTAGAAGTTACATCTTCGGGTGTTACTCTGACAGGAACTGTTACAGCAGGAACTATAGATGGTACTAATTTACAACTTGACTTCGGAACTCTCTCATAATGGCAAAACAATTAAAATTACGAAGAGGTACAACCTCTCAACACAGCAGCTTTACTGGAGCCGAAGGTGAAGTTACTGTAGATACAGACAAGGAAACGCTTGTCGTACATGACGGCTCAACAGCTGGTGGACACCCAGTAGCAGCAGAAGATATGGCAAACGTATCTTCCGCATCTATTGCTGGTAGACTAGCTAACGACTCTATAGCAACATCTAAGATTGCAGCTGGAGCTTTACCTTCAGACGTAACCGTAGCTAGTGCAAACATAGTTGACGGAACTATTGTGTCTGGTGATATTGCAGCCAGTGCAGTAGCAACCTCAAACTTAAATAATAATGCAGTAACCACAGCCAAGATTGCAGCTAACGCTGTAACTATGGGAAAACTGGATAATACTGCTGGCATAACATTACCAGCAAATATAGGTGTCCAAGCAGCAAATATGTATGGCAATGCTATTGCAACAGGAGCTATACAAAATAGTGCAGTTACTACAGCCAAAATTGCTGACAGTGCAATTTCTGGAGCAAAAATGGGGTCTGGTTCAGTAGGAACGAGTCAGCTTATAGACGGTAATGTTACGGGTGCAAAGCTAGGTAGCGGTTCAGTAGGAACATCTAAAATTATAGACAGTAATGTTACTACTGCTAAAATTGCAGACAATGCAGTTACTCATGCTAAATATCAAGATATTCCAACATCTAGATTATTGGGTAGGACAAGTAGTGGTTCAGGAAACCCAGAAACTTTAGATGCTTCTACAGTTAGAACTTTCCTTAACGTAGAAAATGGAGCGACTGCTGACCAATCAGCTAGTGAAATACTTACAGCTATTAAAACCGTTGATGGCTCTGGTTCTGGATTAGACGCTGACACTTTAGATGGTGTTCAAGCTGGTGGCTTTTTAAGAGCTGATACTGCTGACACAGCTACAGCAGACATCACATTTTCTGGTGGAGGTGGTGCTGTAACCATTGCTGCTGGTAGTGATATAAGAGGTTCGTATGGAAGTTGGACAGGTGAAGCTTCTGGTACAAACGGTAAAATACAGTTTCATTCCAATAACGTATATCTTCAAAATGTAAGTTCATTTATAACTAGAAACTCAAGTGGAACTAATACATTTATTGTTGATGCAAACGGTAATGCCACTGCTACTGGAAACGTAACAGCTTACTCTGACGCAAAACTAAAAACAGACATACACACTATTAATGATGCTCTAGGTATCTGCGGTAAGTTACGTGGTGTTAGTTATAAGTGGATAAAAACAGATGAGCCTTCTATTGGTGTTATTGCACAGGAAATAGAAGAAGTTATACCAGAAGTAGTTTTAACTAATGTCAATACTGATCCTGCTACAGGAGAAACAACAGAAGTTAAATCAGTTGACTACGGAAAAATAGTTGGCGTTCTTATAAATGCAATAAACGAGCTTAAGGCAGAACTAGACGAACATAAAAAAGGAGGTAACTAATGGCCATACAAGGCTCAGGTGCTATTTCCATTACAGACATAGTTGATGAGTTTGGGGGTACAGCCCCTCACTCTCTGTCTGAATACTATAGAAATGGTGGTGAAGTTCCTGGAAATAACACTAACGTACCTACTTCCGGTACTATCTCTTTAAGTAATTTTTATAATGCTGTTAACGAGATACAACAAACATATAGTTCTACTACTACAAACTTAAATCTATCTTCTGTATTTGGTGGTAACTGGGGAACTGCTGTACCTAAACGGGTAATTATTAATAGTGGTGTAACTATCGGTGCTACTGGTAGTAACGCTGCAATACTTATACCTTCTGGTATGGGTGGGACTTTAGTTATTGATAATAACGGCTCGATCGAAGGCTACGGCGGAGCTGCTGGTACTAGCGGTGCTGGAGGTAATGGAGGAAATGCTATTAATGCTGTCCAAACATCTGGAGTAACGATCAACAATAATTCTGGTGGAGCTATTAAAGCCGGTGGCGGCGGCGGTGGCCGAGGTGGTACTGGCGGTACTGGCGGAAACGGTGGTGCTGGCGGAACTGGTGGCGGCGGAAGCTATGACTATGTTCATTACAACGTAGGTTGTTATACCTTTAGTGCTAATACTTGGGCTACCGGACTAGGATTTTGGGCTACTCAATACTGTGGATGGAAAGGTGGTGATGGTAGATATCAGAACGCAGCCTATTGTGCGAATGCTTACTATGGTAACTACTACACTATGCAATGTTTAAACTCTGCTAATAGTAACGGTGGTTCTGGAGGAGCCGGAAGTACTTCTGGAGGAGCCGGTGGAGCCGGTGGAGCTGGAGGAAGAGGTCAAGGATATAACCAATCTAATCAAGGTGGGTCCAGTGGTTCAGCTGGTTCAGCTGGAGGATCAGGTTCTGCTGGTTCAGCTGGAGGAACTAACGCTGGTACTGGAGGAACTGGAGGTTCCGGAGGTCAAGGCGGAACTGGGGGAACTGGAGGAGCCGGAGGTACATTTGGTAACTCTGGAGGAACTGGTTTGACTGGAGCAACTGGCAACACTGGAGCAACTGGAAACTCAGGTGCTAACGGAAACCGTACAAATGGTTCTGGAGGTTCGTCCGGAACTGGAGGTTCGTCAGGTTCTGGAGGATCTGGAGGAGGATCTGCTGGTTACTACATAACGAATCGAGGTTCAATTACATTTAACAACTCAGGCACAGTAGCCGGACAATAACTATGAAATTTAAAATTAAAGACAAGACTACTTCAACTGTAGTATTTGAGTATGAAGATAAGTCTATAGCTGTAGTCCCTATTGTAAAAGGCTACACTAAAGATGACATTAAACAGCAAGCTGGTTTATGGCACGCAAGGGCTACTGAGTTTGATTCAGTAGATGACGTACCAGTAACTATAGGAGAAGAATTAGAAATCATTGATTCTACATCAAATGATTTTGAGGTTACTTATAAAGAAGCTAGAGAAGAGCACTATCCAAGAGTACAGAAACAACTTGATGCTGCATATTGGGCAAGAAATGGTGATGATACTCAACAAAAATCTATTGATGCAGAAATTAAATTAGTCAAAGATACCATCCCAAAAACTTGGAAAGGTAAAAGAAGCGAAATTGATGCCTTGATGGATTAATGACACTACCCACTCATTTCAATAATCCTTTTATAAATGAGATTGATATTGTCTATAAAACTTATGATGTTTTTGAAAGATTAAATTTAAACATGTTGTATGTTGTTCCATTCGACAGAATCTTTCTTAGAACAAAACCGCATGTTAAACCAAAAAAGATCGTAGGTGCTGACTATAGATATCCTGGAATTTTATACAGATCAAAATTAGACCCACAAAATAAAACAGTTAAAGAAGAATATTGTATTTTTGATGGGACTCATAGAGTACATAAAATGAAAATGGAAGGTAAAACTTCTAGTGTTTTTTATATAATAGAACCAAAGATATTTGATGGTTTAAAACAATATCATTCTCTCGGCAAAATAAATAGATCTACTGGTTGTATTGGGTGTCAAGAGTAATGGGAATACCATTATTACAAATTCCTATACCATCTGAAATTGAAACAATATCAATACCTTTACCAACAGCTAACGTACCTTTTTATAAACCTATGGTCGTACCACCCAGCGACCTAAAGGAACCAGAAGGTACGGAGCCAGAGGCAAAGGAAACAGATACAGGATTAAGGGAAGTCAAGATACCGATATTAGATTACAAGGTACCTTTACCAGAAAATGAAATATTAATTACTGCATCGACAACAGCAGTAGTTAGTGTGGCTGCAACTTTGACAGCTACAGCAGCCTTTAAATGGGTTGTTACAGCCATGAAACCAATACTAAAAACTACATGGAAGAAGTTAAGCAACCTAAAAAAGGGTTAATAGGAAAACTAAAAGACATAGGTGAAGAAAAAGAGCATACGTTAGAAGTACTTGGAACTCTAGTCAGGCTGGGCGTTGTCGTCTGGTCCGGTTTCATTATTACTTTGAACTACATCGAATTACCGATGATTAAGAAGACTGCAAATACAGATATTACATTTGTGGCTTCGATTTTTGGATCTGCCTTATATTCTTTTGGATTACAAACAAATAACGGAAATAAAAACAGTAAACCACCAGTTTGCCCAATGGCAAAGGATAAACCGAAAGCATAATGGAAATTATTCACCCAAAGACTGAATATTGGATTCAAGATAAGCTTGATAACCAAATGATGGATTATGTTTGGTCACAAATTAAGTTAGCTAAAGGTAGTTATAAAGATAAATTAGTAGGTCATCTAACAAGCAGTTTGGCATTACCAGATCGTGAAAATAAATTATCACCTTATCTACTAGATCTTGCTAAAAACTTAAATTATATTTATAACCCAAATTTTCAAGTAAGAGAATTATGGGTTAATTTTCAAAAAAAACATGACTATAATCCTATGCACCTTCATGGGGGTGCTCTAAGTTTTGTTTTATGGATGAAAATACCATACGACATAGAAGAGGAAGCAAAAACAATCCAAGCACAAGGTTTAAAAAATCATCCTATGAATGGTTGTTTTCGATTTATTTACACAAGTGTAATGGGAATGATTAGTCAATATGACTATTATTTAGACCAAACAATGGAAGGCACATTAGTAATGTTTCCAGCACAACTTCTACATGAAGTTTATCCGTTTTATACAAGTGATTTAGACCGTATATCTATCTCAGGAAATATTTATTAAAAGCATGAAAAAATTTATTGTGCTTTTAGCTCTGTTATCACCCAGCATAGCTAGAGCAAACGTAGTGACTCCAGCCTTTACTACAGGCTCGATGAACTCAACAACCACTACCACGCAAACTATTCAGAAGTGACGCAGAAGCAAGTGTTCGGAGCTGAAGTAAATACGTGGTCAGGTAATAACGTAACACCATCCGCAGATATATCCGCTACTGGTACAACGTTCTCAGTAACTGATGCAACTTTACCGTGGACATTAGAAACAACAACAAGAGCCGCAGGGCTAGTGGAGCAGTGGGATACAACAACAAACTACACAATAAACTCTACTACTACCTCACTCTCTGTCTTCTCACAGTAAGCCCAGCGTTTGCTGAAGGAGACACCAATAATAATGCCAATCCAGTGGCCGCAGCCACCGGAAATGTGACCAATTCGGCAGTCCAATTTCAAAATAACGGAGCATCGTCGAGACAGTCATATGGCCCATCCATCCAGTGCAACGGAAGCACAATGACGTTTAGTCCCTTCTATATGGGCAACCATACTAATCCCTATACAGCTGACGAGGATACACGAGATTTGTATCCCTCTAGCTATCAGTTAAATGAAAACTGGGGATTTCAGATAAATTTTATGGTGCCCCTTGATAGAGAAGGTTTACGACAATGTAAAGCCATCGCTAAACGTCAGGAGGAGAAAATGCAATTAAATTACGAGCTTGTCCGTATAGACAACTGTACAAAATTTATGCAACGTGGCTTTACCCTGCTACCTGGAACCCGTGTCTATCACTTGTGTTCCGACGTAGTACCAATCAGTTCATTAATTAAAAAAGAAAATGTTAGCAATTCTAAAACCCCTCGTTTTAACTGGCTTAAAAAGCCCTAAATTCAAGATTTTTGTAATTCAATTATTAGAAAAATTAGTAGAGCAGACTGATAACGATCTGGACGACAAAGCAGTGGCAATAGTTAAAAAAGGTTTAGGTCTCTAATGACGGACTCCATCCAAGTTATAGATAATTTTTTACCTGATGAAATCTTTTACCCATTTGCGAAGTCATGTATGTGTAATTACATGTACACCCCTGCTGACTTTGCTGGTTTTCATAAAGAAGCGGATGGAAGTATAGATACATTTGGTGAAAACTTAACTCCAGTAGATCAGAAATCTTTTGCTGAAGTTATGTTCCAAAGCGTTATTTTTGTTAGAGATCCTACTGCATGTAGAGTACACGATCTTTTCCTTACTTATCCTTTATTTTTTAGAAAATTAGAGGAATATCTAAATGTAAAAAAGTGGTGGTTGATGCGAGTAAATTGCACTATCGGTCAATTAGAACCACACGAAGGTGCTTGGCATACTGACTATAATCACGAAAATTTAGATATTTGCGAAGAGACTACAACATCAATTTTTTATTTAAACACTAATAACGGCGGAACTAAATTTAAAGACGGTGAATTTGTAGAGTCTAAGAAAAATAGATTAGTTACGTTCCCAACTTTGACTGAACATGCAGGAGTTTGGTGTACAGATGCAAAACTTCGATATGTACTAAACATGAATTACGAGACAAAATAATGGCAAACGTAAAACTAAAAATTGGTAAGCATAAAAGCCGTACAGGTGGGCTTACCAAAGCTGGAAGAGAAAAATACAACAGAGAAACAGGATCTAACCTTAAGGCTCCGCAGCCAGAGGGTGGTCCAAGAAAAAAATCTTTTTGCGCTCGTATGTCGGGAGTAAAAGGACCAATGAAAGACAGCAAGGGTCGTCCTACAAGAAAGGCTCTTGCATTACGTAAATGGAAATGCTAATGGCTAAACAAGGATTGTATGCAAACATTCACGCTAAGAGAAAGCGCATCGCAGCTGGATCTGGCGAGAAGATGAGAAGACCTGGCAGTAAGGGTGCTCCTACTGCGGCAAATTTTAGAAGATCAGCTAGAACGGCTAAAAAGAAATGAAGAAAGCAACTGAAGAACAGTTCAACGAACTACATCAGTTGGTCACACAAGAGTTTTTAGACAGAGTTAAGAGTGGTGAAGCTACCACTCAAGATTTAAAAGCAGCCTGTGATTGGCTGAAGACAAACGATATATCAGGTGTTGCCTACGACGGCAGCCCATTATCAAAGCTGGCAAACATGTTGCCAGAAGTAGATCCAGATTTAGTAAAGGCGAAGCTTTATGGCAAGTACAAGTAGTTACTACAAGTCCAACCCAGAGGCTAGAAAGAAACGTCTCAAACAACAAGCAAAATACAACAGAACAAAAAAGGGAATAGAACTACGTGTCAATGCAAATCGACTTAATAGGCAACTTGGTACCTATGGAAATGGAGATGGGAAAGACGCTGCTCACTATAAGGGGAGTAAGACCAAAGGCCGACTCCAAGACCCATCAGTCAATAGAAAAAGCAGACTC